TGATTGTTTTTAAGCCACTTCCACAATCAGATAATTTAATACCGCCTTTTTTGGCTTCTTCCAAATATATCTCATGTTCTCCAGACTTATTGATCATTGTATATATACGGGTAAAAGTAATTTCTGGTGCCACAATTTTATTAAGGTTTTCAAGAAAATCTTGCTCAATATATTCTTTCCAGTGTTGTTTTATTCCACTTTCATCATTAATCATTCTGGCGATAAGACTAGTAATATTGGAAGCATCAGCCTTAATAAAGTCAAAAAATGTATTTTGATCAAAATCAATTTGTTCTGTTTTTATATCTCGCTCTGCTTGCAGATGAAGATACTTATATCCGTCAAAAGGACTTTTAATATTTATATTTTGTAATTCTCTTAGTATTATATCTTGACCATCTGTATTTAATCTAAAATAGCTTAGATCTGTATAAATCTTTTTTCCTTTTTCATCTAATTGTATTAAAATCTGATTTCCAGTTAAGTATCGCCCGACTAGATCCCAATGACTGGCAAGATTATTACGAAAAATTTCACCGATGTATCCACGGCTTGTATCTGTTCGGAAGACTTTCAATAATGCTTCTTGCTCGACAGGTGCTCCAATTTGTAAGCTCATATCTGAATATTGCTGCATTCCGGATTTAATAAAACATTCTAATACTTCTAATAATTTTGATTTTCCACTATTATTTTTCCCAATTAAAACATTGATATGTCTGATCTGATCAAATCCCTGATACTCATCAGATGCAAAACATTTATAATCCTTAACTTTAAAAGATATCGCCATTTTATTCCTGTACTTTATGATTTAATTATTAAGTATAGCTGTTCTAAGTTTAATTATTCAAGCTAAAATTCATAAAAATTAAATTCAGCCAAACACCACAATAAAACCCGCTTTACCCCTCGCGCATACTCTCGTTCAGATATTTCATCACCGGAGAGAGCAAATATTCGATCACGCGGCGTTTGCCGGTTTTGATTTCTGACGTCACGTTCATACCAGACTTGAGCCGAATAATCTGCCCATCCGTCTTGATTTCGTTATCCAACAGTGTTTGGGGCGCCAACCTAAAATTTGTCCTGTGTTTTGTGCATGCCTTGCCCTTAATCGTATCACTCGGGATATTATTTTATATTAAATATTCCTTTGAAATACAATAAAATTCTCTTACAAGTAATTAATACAAAGGAGAATAAAAATGGGAATGTCAAAATTTACTCAGGAAATTAAAAGCGAAATTGCTGATAAATATAAAAAAGGAGTGGAAGTTACTTTGTTGTGCCAAGAATACGGTATCTCCAGAAGTTATTTGTACAAGATTGTTAAGTTGAAAAGGAAGCATCGAAATCCATATCAGAAAACTGCACATACTCTCTGGGATATAGAACTCATGAAAAGAGAATTGATGACTCTTAAAACTGAAAATGAGATTTTCAGAAAAAGCGGTTGTGGTTTGAACTCTTCTAATGATGAGAAGATAGCCGCTGTTGATAAATTAAAAAATGAATATTCCATACATATCATTTGCAAGACACTGGGATTGTTAAAATCAACCTATTATCATAGAGTAAAAAGAGCACCCGAAATGGTATGAAATTCGTAACGAAATGCTTCGTCCTAAGATTCTTGCGATATTTAAGGAAAGTAAAGAACGGTTTGGAGCACAGAAAATATCAATAAAATTAAAACAGCAGGGAATGCAGGTAAGTATTGATGCTGTTTCAAAAATAATGAAAGAAATGGGATTGGTGTGCAAACAGAGTCGTATGAGAAAGTACAACACAACCAATAAATGCTCAAAATATCGTAAAAACAGATTGAAAAGAAATTTTAATCCGAATCTCCCTAATACATTTTGGGTAAGTGACATAACCCATATGTTAACCAGCGACGGTGATTGCTATATTTGTGTTATTATGGATTTGTTTTCAAGAAAAATAATTGCTTATAGTGTATCTGAACGAAATGATACGGATCTTGTCCTGACAGCATTTAACAAAGCATTTTTAGAACGAGGAAAACCAGTAAATTTAATCTTTCATTCCGATCAGGGAACGCAGTATACATCGTATAAATGCAGATATGTGTTACGTCAAAATAGCGTTCTCCAATCTTTTTCAACACCAGGAACACCATATGACAATGCTGTTATGGAGAGATTCATTGGGGTAATGAAACATGAAAGTTTATCCCACGTGTATTACAAAAATATAGATGAGTTAAGAGAAGGTGTTAAAGAATATGTGGGGAGGTAATCATTTTTAGACTTTAAAACTCACCTTGTTTTGCCCTCAAAACCTTATTCAGGTTATATTTGGGCGAAAATTTTAAAATAGGCGTTTTTAGACTCAATGATTTAAAAATGAGTGTTTTATACGGTAGTTTTTGGACTTTAAAGGTGTAGTTATGGTTTTTCTATGATAAGAGCAAGCTTGCCGATAACTTTAAAGCTATCTTCTTCTTCAGGTATAATAGTCCAGCTTTCATAATCGGGGTTAAGGCTTTTTACTCGAATTTCTCGACCGATTTTTTGTAATTGCTTGATATAACAATGATTATCATAAGAAAAAACGTAAACATTATCATCTTCAAACTCTGTTATAGCCGTATTAATAATAACTGTATCAGAGTTTTTCAGCTTGGGTTTCATCGAATCTCCGGTGATAAAAACACCAACGCAATCTTTTGTTAGCCCGTATAGCTCAAGAAATTCATTGGATAATACAATTTTAGAGTGAACAAATTCATCACCCACAAAGCAACCGGGGCCAGCAGAAACGGAGACGTCATATATTTTAATAGTTGTTGATCCTGATTTTATGGAAACATTATCTTTTTCGTATTTATTGCCTTTCCCATAAGCAAGCCAGTCAAGGCTTACCCCTGTATAGCGAGCAAGACCAATAACAACATCAAAAGGCGGAACGGACTTTCCCAAGGCGTATCTGCTTATGGTGTCTTTATCTTTATCAACCACTATCGCAGCAGCTTCGCGATTCGGAAAATCAGTATCTAATACGTTTTTTAAGCGAGTTGCTAGTTTTTCAGTTAAAGTTGCAACTTTCCCGGCATTTCCCATGTAAAAAAACTTTCAATGTTTTTCAAACACTTACAAACAAAACACGCATTTTTAAAGTTGCAACCGCATTTATTCGGTTGACAACGGCAAATTTGCGGTTTAATGTTAGTTTTATAGATTGAACTAACAACTATTTTTAATAAAAAACTGGCGGCAACCAGTCTTTTATAGAAGGCAAAAAGATGACAAAGGATATTGCAATTTATATTAAGAACCAAGTTAAAAAAAGAGGCGCATCATTGGCAGAACTTGCCAGAAATGCAGGCTTTTCCTCTTCTGAAGTACAAGGTTCTTTATATCGGCCAATCTTTTGGGGCGAACAGATTATAGCCAAGTTTTTAGATACTCATCCAATGAATCTGTGGCCTTCAAGATATGACGCACAAGGTAATCCTTTGCATCCATATGCTTCTGCAAAACACCTTACACCATTTTGTCCTTCTTGTAAAGAAAAAGAAAATGGAGGGCAGAATGATTAAACAGTATTACAGCTTACAAGAGCTTACTGAGCTTGATATTCCTAGCCTGCCGAAATCAGTTTATGGACTTCGAAAAAAAGCAGAAAGAGAAAACTGGAAACACCGCCAACGGTATAATTACGGTGGCGGCCGTGAATATGCTGTCGATTCTATGCCTGAAGATATTCAGAACTATATACTCGGCTCCCAAATGGGAAATGATAATGCTGTTATAGAGCATGAAAAAAAGCAATTAGTCCAAAATCTACCGATTAAATATGACGAGTTAAAAGCTTATCAGCGTGAAGTTATTGATGCCAGAGCTATAATTTTGGCAGAAATTGATAATATGTCAAAAGTATGTGGCGGTGTTAATAGTGCCATTGAAAAATTCAAATCTTTAGTTGAGACCGGAATGGTATCGGACACGCTTCAGGAGGCACTTGTTACGGCTAATGCTAGAAGTGGCAGAAGAGCAGTTAAAATAAGTCGTGCCACAATTTTTAACTGGCGCAAGGCTGTTAAAGAGAACGGAACCATTTTGGCTTTGGCTCAAAAAGAAATTCGTGAGGCTGATTGGCCTGTATGGGGTGATGCTTTGTTAAAGCTGTGGCAGCGCCCCTCAAAACCATCATTGGCGGGATGTTTAGAAGAATTGGCAGGAAATTTCCCAGATAAGAGTAGCTTGCCAACCTATTCCGCAGCACAACGTTTTTTAAAAAAATTACCAGCTCAAATATTCAATAAAGGCCGTTATGGGTCTCGTGAGCTTAAAAAGTTTAAGGCTTATGTATCCCGTGATACCTCAAATTTATGGCCAACCGCCGTATATACTGCCGATGGTCATACTTTTGACGCAGAGGTACAAAATCCGCTCACGGGTAAACCATTCCGTCCAGAAATCACCACTGTAATTGATGTTTATACGCGCAAAGTTGTCGGTTGGTCAGTGGACCTCAGCGAAAGAACAAACTCTGTATATATGGCATTGGCCAGATCCATCATTACTCACGGAATACCTGCAATATGGTACGTTGATAATGGTAAAGGTTTTAATAACCGCTGCTTTGATGATAATATGGTCGGTTTGTTTGCTCGCTTGGGTATCGAAAAAAAGAATTCCATTGCGTACAACTCGCAGGCTCGCGGCATTGGTGAACGTATTCACCAAACGATATGGGTACGCGCAGCTAAAGAATTAGCAACCTATATGGGTGCAGATATGGATGCTCAAGCAAAACAAAGCGCCTTTAAAAAGACACGCAAAGAAATTGCGGAGGTTGGCGCTTCAAAGATTATGATGAGCTGGCATGAATTTAAAAAGTTTTGTGAAGACCGGGTCGAATTTTATAATAATCACCCACACAGGAGCTTGCCGGAAAAGGTAGATACCTCCGTTTTTCCCCCTAAACGCCGCCATATGACACCAAGTGAGTTTTGGAATGAAAGTGTTATGAAAGGGTTTGTCGCGGATAAATTAACACCGGCAGAGATACGCGACCTTTACCGCTATTACGAAGTCAGAAGAACTAATCGAGCATTGGTTTCGCTATTCAATAATAATTATTTTTCGATTGATTTAGAACCTTATCATGGTCGAGATGTTGCAGTTGCTTATGATGTTTTAGACGCCTCGAAGGTTTGGGTTTATGAGTTAGCGGATGTTGGCGGTGAGTTGAAGCCAGGAAAATTGATTGCAGAGGCTATCTTTGAGGGTAATAGTCGAGAATATTTCCCAATCAGCCAAACTGAATATCAGAATAAAAAACGTGCTGAGGGTCGTATTAAACGCCTGCAAAGTCATATCGATGACGCTGAAGCTGAAGTTAAACAGCGTTTTATTGAAGGCAGGACAATAGACATTGAAGAATTGACCAATAAAACAGAATTTTTGCCTCAAACACTTCCTCAGATTGAAAAAACAGCTCCGGTTTTAATTACTCAAAATGGTGAGAGACCCGTGTTTAATGATGATGTCGTATGGGCAAAATGGATATTGGACAACCCCGAAAAAATGACCGCTCATGATAAACAAAATTTATCATCTATGCTCAAAAAGCCTGAAGTAATTATGCTTTTTGAGGCGGAAGACTTGAGCATTCAAGATTTGCGAATGCTCTCTAAATAAAGAGGCTCAGTTTCTGAACAAACCAAGCCTTTCAACTCTAATATAAAAAAGGAATTATAATATGAAAGATGTTTTTGTAAAGACAAAAAATGTTAAGAATTTTCTAAATGCTTTATCGGCTTTGTCGCAACGCGGATCCAGAGAAGCTTGTTTAATGGTTGTTGATGGCAAGCCGGGGCTTGGTAAAACCAGAGCCTTAAACTGGTGGGCTTGCCGCAATGATTGTCTATGTATTCGAGCAAAAAAGGAGTGGAAGCCAAATTGGTTTATGAGAGATTTAATAAATGCTATGAAGAAAACTCCTGAACATTCATTTGAAGGAATGTTCAGACAAGCGCTTACAGAATTAGGAGAACGCTCAAAGGAAGCAGCCAGGGATGGACAGGTGTTTGCTGTTGTTATTGATGAAGTTGATTATATTTCGCGCTCACAGAACTTACTTGAAACCATTCGTGACCTTTCAGACTTCTTGGAAATACCATTTATTTTAGTTGGTATGGGAGTTATCCGTCATAATCTGGCAAAGTTTCCGCAGATTGCCAGTCGTGTGGGGCAATATGTTGATTTCTCCCCGCTTGATTTAGAAGATACCAAAGAATTGGTGAATAAACTTTGCAATGTTGAAGTAGAAGACAGACTGATTGCTTTTGTCCATGCAGTAACTATGGGATATGTCCGAGAGATTAAAGAAGCTATTGCTTCAATTGACCGCTTTGCTAGTAGAAACCCTGACATTCACACCGTAACCTTTGACATGATGGATGGTGTAGTGTTGATGAATGACCGCCAAAACTCTAAGCCAATATATGTGAGGGCATAATAATGGAGAGTGGAAAAGTGATTAATAAAGTTTTTCAATCTGTAAATCGTTCTTCCATTAGCTTTGCAGAAATTGTGACATCTGTTGGGGAAAAGCGAAAAAGCATTAGCCAAGCACTTTGCCGTTTAATCCAGCTTGGTTATGTCGAACGTCTAGAGGGTGCTGTTTATAGATTGTCCGATAAGGGTGAAAGTCTAAAAACTAGTGAAAAAGAAGTTAAGTTTACAAGCGGTCCCACCTTTGGCAGCTATCGCAAACAGAATCCAAGCAGAAACTCATTGCGTTCTAAAGTATGGCGTTTAATGCGTCTGCAGCGGAAGTTTACAATAAATGAATTGATGGCATTAGGTGTTGATGGCGGCGAGAAAATGCCCCGGAATAACATCAGCATCTATGTTAATGCTCTGAAAAAAGCAGGATATCTGTACGAATTAAATAGTCGTGAAGAAGGCTATGCTCTGACATCAAACGGTTTTAAGCGTTATACCTTAATTAATGATACGGGTTATAAGGCTCCAATATTCCGTCGAGAAATTAAACAAATTTATGATCCTAATACCGGCGAGGTGATATCATGGTAAGTTTAGCATGGTCAATTTGCCGCCGTGAGGTTGATAAAGCCGGGTCGACAGCCCCCGTTGCAAAAAAAATAGGATATGCCCGCTCCAGTGTGGCGCTCTATTTAGCAGGACGATATACCGCAAATGTCGATAAAATCGAAAAAAAGATAATCGGGACATATACCAACAAAATACTTTGTCCTTATACCAATGAAATTATTGAAAAAAGAGAATGTGAAGAGGTCGAAAAACAAAGCCTCAACACTAGTAACCCTGTTTTGTTTAAACTTCAGCTGTTTTGTTTAAGCTGTCCCGTGAAACACAATAAAAAAGAAGAATTTATTAGTCAATTTAAAAAATTTGAGGAGAAAAAACATGACTAACCAGAACGGATATTTAAGCTCAAAAATTAAACAAATCGAACAAAAGGTCATTCAAATAAAGGCTGAAAATGCGCTCTATCTTGAAGAAATTGAAGGCAATAACCGCCAAACAGCTCAATGTTTATCGTCTATCAGGAAAAATAACGAGCTCTTGAATGCTTTGAGTTACAACCTGACAGTTGTTGGCGAAATGGCTCGAAATGTTGAGCAAAGTCTTATTATTTTACCAGAACCTAACAAAGGAAAAATTCTTAACAAAATAGCATAATGAAAGGAAAAAGCTATGTCTGACACAACTGATGTCGGCGGAATTGCCGTTGACAGATTAAGAAGTTTAATTGAACGAATTGAACGCCTGGAGGAGGAAAAGGCTGCTCTTGAAAGTGATGTTCGCGATATTTTTGCCGAAGCCAAAAGTGCCGGCTTTGATACCAAAACTATGAAGGCAGTTATTAAACTTCGCAAAATGAATGCTGCCGACCGTGATGAGCAGGAGTCTCTGCTCGAAACTTACCGCAAAGCTTTGGATATTTAAGGAGATAATTCATGGAAGATATAAAAAAATGTTATGAAAATTTTGATGCTCTATCTGAAGCCTTGTTTTCAACATTACTGGGAGAACTTATTGCAGGCATCATGATAAAAAAAATGACAAAAGATGATGCTCTTGAAGACTTAAATAAGTTACGGGAAATATTTCAAAATGAAATTTCTCGCGTAGATAAGGGAATTAAAGCCATTCAGCAATTTAAAATTTCAAAGGAATAAGCCATGACCGAATTTAATAAAGAAGAATGGGCTCAGGATGCAAAAGGGCGTTTAATTCCCAAAAATATGATAAAGCCGCAAGACCTGCTGCGCGACCAAACAGTGCAGATTATTGTTGAGCGTTTTAAGGAATGTCATGATGCACTGAAGGAGTGCAAGGTTAAGTCTATGGCCGATATTTCTGAGCTGGAAGATATCGTTGCTGAAAAATATCAGGCAAAGCTTGGGGGCAAGAAAGGTAACCTAACGCTTTACAGCTTCGATGGCAAATATAAGGTCGTCCGTTCCTTTGCTGACCGGATAGTGTTTAATGAGGCTGCAAAATCTGCTGAAGCCCTGTTTAAAGAATGCGTCCTTGAGTGGGGCAACGGCGCCGATCCGAAACTTGTTACTCTGGTCAATTATGCCTTTGAAACCGATAAGCAAGGTAATCTGTCGGCTTCCAAAATCTACGGTCTTTTGCGACTGAATATCCAAGACGAAAAATGGCAGCGTGCCAAGCAGGCCATTATTGACAGCATGAATGTTGCGTATTCCAAGGGCTATATTCGCGTTTATGAGCGTGTCGGTGACAGCGATATCTATAAGGCAATTACTTTAGATATTGCTGACGACCTCTAAAGTTTCGCCATTATCTAACTCCAAAATGTAAACACTAGGCGAAATTTAACCATTGTGCAACATAACCCGGGAGGC